TGTTTTGTTCTTAAACCCCCCATTATACCTGTCTAAATCCACATCCCAGAGGCTTGCTAAGAAATCAATACCAAAGTTCTTTTTATACTCCAAATCATTAATTTTTATATAATCTGCATTTTCTAAAAACATTCCAAAGCGTTTTTTAGTATCTACAAATACAGTTTCATTATTATCACAAAGATACTTAATATCTTCTTCCGTCAAAAATCCCTTACAGTAATCTGAAATAACAAGTGCATCAAATATCAGTCCTTTAAACAAATTACTCTTAACTTGTAACAAAGTTTCTTCTTTAATTCTATCACAAACATCATTTTCATCAACTCGTAAAACCATTTGACTTGAACGATTATCTACATATCGAGTTTTAACTATTTCTTCTGTATTTGTTACTAAAAATGCGTCAACTTCTAATTGTAATAAATTTGCTAATACATTCTTAGCCATTCCACCATTGGTAGTTTTATCAGTTGGTTGTATAATAGGTACAGGTGCTTCAGGACTCATTCTAACTACTTCGCCATATACAAAAATGTCCTCACAACTATCTCCTACAACTAAAATAACTGGTGGTTCTTTTCTGTTATTCACAAAACTTCTCTCCAATACTCTAACAAATCATCACATATCTCTTCCAGACCTTTTGTTGGTTTCCACCCCGTAGCTTTTCTAAATTTAGAACTATCTGGTATTTGTAATGTTATATCTGTTGGTCTCATTCTATTTGGATCTGGTAATTTAATAAATGATTCAGGAGATTTTGACTTAGAAATTAACATATTTAACGCATCACCAACTGTGCACGTATAATCTCCACCAATATTATATGTTTCACCGTACTCACAATTATCAATCGCCAACCAATAAGCACGAACTGCATCTTCTATATGATTATAAGTTCTAACCGAATCTAAATTACCGTGATATATTTCATACCAAGATCCCTCTGTACCAAAATCTTCTTTCTTTTCGTGCTGAACAATCTGATGTGCAAAAGAAGATAATGCAAATAATTTACCCCTTCGTTTTCCTTCGTGAGAAAACATACGAGTTATAATAACTTTTAACTCATATGCATTATGATAATATTGAGACATTAAATCGTGTCCAACTTTTGATATAGAGTATGGATTTGCTGCCCTTATTGGATTAGTTTCTTTAATAGGAACTTCATCTTTATTTGGATTACCATAAACTTCTGAAGAAGATACGCTTACAATAGTAGGATCACAATATTCTGCATCTCTCGCGGTTTTTAATTCTTCCATTAAATTAGTAGTCCCAATAACATTCGTAGTCAATGTCATAACTGGCGTTAAAAAACTCGATTCTGGAAAACTCTGTGCTGCAAAATGATAAACTATATCAGGTTTAGATAATTCAATTGCACCATGTATACTACCTCTATCAGTTAAATCTGTTTCAATAAATAAAACCTGTGAGTTTCCATAAAGATGTTTAATATTAGCGTCATTACTTCTCCAGCGTCTTGTAGCATATAATTTAACATCTGGAACATTTTCAAGAAGATAGTCAGCCATATGACTGCCTACAAATCCTGTTATTCCCGTCATTAAAACAGAAGTCATTACATATTCTCCCGTATCCAATCAACTGTTTTTTGAATACCATCTTCAAAAGAAACTTTTGGTTCATATCCTAAAATTCTTTTAGCTTTATCAGTATTTAATGCTCTATATTGAATTGTTACTGGTTTGGTTGTATCATATTGTGCCTCAACGTTATGTCCAGTACACTTTAAAATCAACTCTACCGCCTCTCCAATAGTAACCAAATTTCCACAACCTATATTAATTGGATCACATTCTGCATATTTTTCTACTACATCCAAACACGCTCTAGCCATATCTTCAGAATGTGTAAAATCTCTTACAACATCAGGATTTCCCCAAACTACATACGGGTCTTGTTTCTCTAATGCCCTTCTAATAAGTGCTGGTAATACGTGTCCTGTTTCATCACTAAAATCAGATTGAATGCCATAAATATTTGCAGGTCTAACCATAGCAATTTTCATAAATCCCTTTCTATGATAAAACTGAGCTAAAATTTCTGTATACCTCTTCATCCAACCAACTCCAAAATAAGTTTCATATGGATCACCATCATAAACTTCATCTTCTTTAATAGGATAACTTGCTGGTGGATATGTAGTTGCACTACTAACAAAGAAAAATCGTTCAACTCCTGCTCTATAAGATTCTTCCATCAATGTTGAATTCATAATCAAATTAGGTGTTACGTGTTGTAGTGGGTCATCTGCCATAACACCTGCACCAGATGTATTGGCAGAACAAACAAATACTATTTCCATTCCTTTAACTGCCCTTTTAACATCATCCAAATTCATAAAATCACATTTTACTGTTTCCAGATCACCTGAAGGTATTGAACACACCCACGATGGTATTTCTCTGCCTCTGTATGTCCCTCTAACTTTAGCCCCTTCTTCAACAAGAAGTTTTGCAACTTGAGATCCAACCAACCCACCTGCTCCTGCAACTAAAACTCTTTTTCCTAAATAAAACATTACTTATTCTCCTTTGTGCCAATCTACTGCAGTATAAGGTTGTTCCTTATACCATTCTATTGTCCGTTTAATACCTTCTTCAAGACCTACTTGAGGTTTAAATCCATAACTTTCTGCGCGTTCCGTACTCATTAATCGTTTTCTATCACCAGATGGTTTAGTATCATCAAAACGTAATCCAACATCAAAATATTCACATATTATAAATGCTAAATCTTTTATACTTATCTCAACCCCACTACCTAAATTTACTGGTTCTGTAACTTCATGTTCTACCATATGTATCATACCACGAGCAACATCTTCAGAATAAATTAAATCTCTAATTGGTGTGCCATCTCCCCACACGTCTAATACTTCATCTTCGAAGGCCTTTTTTATCAATGACGGTACTACCATTGACCATTTACCAAAATTATCATTCGGGCCATAAACATTTGCTGGTCTTACTATAGAACATTTATTCCAATCATATTCTTTCATATACGCTTCAACATTCATTTCTCCAATTCGTTTTGCCCAACCAGCATACCAATCGTTTTCAGATGGAAATGTTTTCCATACAGCATCTTCTACAAATACTTCTGCCGGGTGGTATACACCAACTGAACTTGTATATAAAAACCATTCTACATTTGCATTATATGCAGCTTCTACCATATTGGCATTAAACTGAATCATTGGAACACTAAAAGACGCTGGTGCTGCCATGCATCTTTGAGGTGAGCCTTTTATGCCCGCCAAATGAAACACAATGTCTTGTCCCTTACATGCCTTTTTACAAGAATCTCTATCCCTTAAATCTGTTGGTAAATCTGCAACTCTTACTGTTGCTCCTCTATCATGTAATAATTGAACAAGTTCACGGCCAATCATTCCTTTCCCACCAGTTACTAAAACTCGTTTTCCTTCTAAATTAATCATACTTTATTTAATTCCTCACACAATTTCAAAATCTGTTCCCGTGTTAGCTCTGGATGATTTCCTATATAAAGACCAAAATCATGTATATGATTTACATTATCTAAATTATCTGCTACAAAATCATATTTTTCCAAATAAGGTTGTCTGGCTTGATTTCCACCACCCGCAGTACCAACCCTATATTCAATTTTTTCTGTATCAAGTAGGATGCAACATTCATTTAACAATTCTGGATTTTTTTCTTGTAAAATTAAAGGAAGAGCAAAATTACTACTTCCATTTTTATAATAATCAACTTTAAATTTAATTGAATTCAAACAATTTATCCATACATCAAAATTTTCACTTCTCTTTTCAGTATTATAATCTAACCTTTTCAATTGTTCTAATCCTAAAACTGCATTAAATTCTTGATTTCTCATATTATAACCAGGAACAGCAAATGTAAATAATGGATTTAATTCTGAATAGTTTTCTTTATACCAATATTGTTTTTCAGATGATGCCTCTCTTGTCATTCCATGCGACCTAAATAATTTAGCATAATCATAAATATCTTCATCATTAGTACAAACCATACCACCTTCTACTGTTGTTATATGATGCCCAAAATAAAATGAAAAATTAGAAATATTTCCAAATGTACCAACTTTTCTACCTTTATGTGTGGCTCCGTGTGCTTCACAACAATCTTCGATCAAAAATAAATCCGTATCTTTACAATACTTTACTAATTCATCACTTATTGCATTAAATCCTAATACATGAACAAGACATACACCAACTGTTTTATTTGTAACTGCTTCTTTTATATTTTCTAAACTGATTGACATATTATCTAAACTAACATCAACAAATACTGGAGTAAATCCCAAATTAACTAATGGTGCTACATCTGAAACCCAACCCAATGGTGATACAATAACTTCACCAAGGCCCTTTTCTTCTTTCATTATTGACGCCATAATATAATTTGCTGAAGCCCCAGAATTTACAAAAACACTATGTTTAACTCCTAACCAATTTGACCACTCATTTTCAAATTGTTTTACATATTCACCTTGTGTAAATCTCGTATTAGGTTGACTTAACCAACTAATTAATTTTAATTTATCTTCAGCACTTATACTATCGTTTATTAATTGCCACTTAAATTTATTTTTCACTATAGTAATCTCCCCACTCTATTACTAATGTTGATTTTGAATCCTCTCGTTCATAAGCATTTTTAAATGTAGGAAAAATTTCTTCCGGCTCGTTTAAAACTACAACCTCTACGTCAGTTAACATTTTACTAATACCTTCAGTAAAATCTTGTGTGTGTTGTGGGCCACCATCAAGTGGTTTTCTTGCACCAACAGCAGTACGAATAATAACTCGTGGAGACATTTTCTTTTTAGACATTTCTCTCATTTTATCTAAATGATTTACTAACTGATTCATAGCTAAAATCAAAAAATTAAATCGTGGATATATTGTAATAGGAACATATCCTTCAAGTGCCAATCCTGTTGATATTCCCATTTGTGTTTCTTCCATAACTGGAAGTTCAATTAACTTATCTTTATACACACTTTTTAATGTTCCTGAAATGGAATGTCCACTATATAATGTTGCCTGTCCTAAAAACAATGTATTTTTTTTTCTAGATAACCAATACATTGCACGTATCAACTCTTCTGTATACTTCATTAAAAATTTACCCAGCTTCCTGTTCCATGATGTGGATATATCATTTTATATTTATAATATACAACATCATTTGAAACTCTTACTGTATCCCCCCACGTTACATCTGTTGGAGTATGTACACTTAAATTATTATCTTCTACCACAAACTGTAATGGTAATTTAAAATTCTTTGCATATTTGTAACTCTCACTAAATACTCCTGTATGAAATGTCATATCACCAATAAAACACCAAACTCTTCTATCTGAATTTTTTCTTTTTAATCCCATAGATACTCCAAGTGCTAACGGAATTATACCTCCAACTATTGCAGAAGAATAAAAATTCGGATTTATGTAATTAGTACTCATACTCTCACCACATATAATATCATCCATTAATTCTCTATGTGGATAACCATGAAGTAATGCGTGGTAATGATTTCTCCAAGAACTGAAAACCCAATCATCCTTATGTACATACTGAAAAATTTCTATAAGTTGTTTTTCATTTCCTTTTGATAAATGAATAGGTGCCAGTATTTCTCCAGAATCGTATGATTCTTTAATCTCTGTTTCAAAATCAATAAGTTCTTGTTCGGTTATAGTAACTTCTCTAACTTTTTTTAAATAATCTGGTATATAAACCATTATCTATCTCTCTTTTGTAATATTGGGTCATTAATTGGCCACTCTACACCAATTCGTGGGTCATCCCATTTCAAAGTAAATTGTTTATCTACGTCTGGATAATCTCCAATATAGGCCCATTTGTAATAAAAAACACAAGATTCACTTAATACTAAATGTGCATTTCCAAATCCCGGTGGTAATAACACACATTTTCTACAATTATCATTTAATATTGTCCAATCCCATTTCAAATAATCTGGACTATCTGGTCTATTATCAACGACCACTAAATAAACTTCTCCATAAACACAACTTATCAATTTCCAAGATTTATAATCTCCGTGAATTCCTCTTAAAACATTTTGTCTTGAAGTAGAAAATTTGTCGTGATTAAACATTAATTGATGTTTAAATTTTTTTTCTTCCCATACTGTCCACAAATCACCTCTATAATCAGTATAAATGTCAGGAATGAAAGTTTCTACCAACTTAAAAATTTTATTCTGCACTTAATTCTCCGTGAAAATATTCATATGTTTTTTTCATCCAATAGTATGTTAGTTTATCTTCTGTATTATTTGGAATGGCGTTATATTGATATACCCACCCTATTTTAGTAAATAACAAATCATCTGCCAATATTTCTTTGCGATACATATCATTCATATTAAACTCGTATGGTAAAAATTTAGTATCTATATCATTTAGATATAACATAAAATTTAATGGAGTTTGTTCTGTTCCAGTATGAAATGTTTCTTCCATCCACTTTAATTGATCTTTGCGTTCGTGATAAAAATCAGTCATTGACTTTGCAAAATCTTTATGACTTTTATTTACAATCCAAAACCCACTATCAAAATATCTATGTAGTGGTATCATTTCACCGTTAAAAATATACTTAGAATAATTCTCTAAACTTCTACATACCCAATCCCAACTACCATCAAAAGAAACAACAGTAAACTTATCTTCTGACATTTCAAAGAAATTTGGAGCATCTGGATGAATTATAGTATCTGCATCAACTGAAAGTATTTGGTCATATTCTATACCATTTGACTCCATTAAATCAAATATATACCATCGTTGCCAACAAATTCCCATTTCCGTGTGTGGTAAAAGTTCTTCGGTTAAAACAAATAACTTACAATCGTTTTTCTCACACCACCGCTTCCAACTGGCTACTGCATATTTATATGGTTCTTTTCGTGAACTAGAAAATCTACCTTGTCCACTTAAATCTACATTCATCATAAAGACTACATTTTTCATCTCTACTCCGAAGTATAAACTGATTCGTAATAATCTATAGTTGGTTTAAGTCCAGCTTCTAAATCCCATTGTAATTCATAATCCAATAGCTCCTTTAAAAGTGTTGGATTAAGTTTAATTTCGGTGTCTGGATATTCACCCGGTCTCATATCAACAAATTCTCTCTCAACTGGCCTTCCCCAAACTTTCTCTGTAATATCTATAATTTCATTAACAGAATAATTTTTATTTCTTCCCACGTGAATAACCTCGCCACCCAGATCCTTATCACTAATTAATGCTCTATAAAAAGACTCTACAACATCATCAACATAAATATATTCTGATTTCTGTTCACCACTACCATATATTTTAAAAGAATTGCCTTTTAATGTTTCCATTAAAATAGTAGGTATAATTTTCTGATAATTAAATGGAGCTTCTTTAGGCCCGTCCAACCACCTTTCTCTAGCACCATATATGTTACCTAATTTTAAGCTAACTGTTTCCACCCCATATTCTTTGGAAAATAATTGACCAAACTTTTCTACAGCCGCCTTTGTTATTTTATATGGATTCAACCAAGTAACATCTGGAGTAGTTGGAATACACACCCTCTTAACTCCCCATTCTTTACAATATTTCAAAAGTTTTACTGTACCTACAACATTTGTTTCTGCAACCTGTTCTACATCATAAGTTGTAATTGTTTCACTTGTACCCAAAACTGCTGCAAGATGAACAACTCTATCCATTCCTTTAATTGAGTTACTCAACAAACCATCTTCTAAAACTGTACCTCTGCTAAAACTAAAATTTGGATTATGAGAATGTATTTGTGTATTTTCACTATTCCATAAATCCAAAACAGAAACTTGATGTTCTTCTTTTAATAATCTATCTACTATATGACTGCCAATAAAACCTGATCCACCTGTAACCAATACTTTCATATAAACTCCTTTATTACTTAAAAACCATTTTCTATAAATATTATTTCAGACATTTAAATACATTTTTTATTTTGATGTGCAAATAACACCTTCTCTATCGTCAAATGATAATCCATGTACACAAATAAAACCATCATCTTCCCCAATAAATCTATCAATATTTATTTTTTTATCAGATACTTTAGCATTTATAGCCTTTTTTATATCTTGATTTGGATTACCATAATCGTCCATAATAAGAATAGGAGAATCTAAATTAGATAAACATCTATCTATATCATATGAAACTAACTGTGAAGTATGTCCTGCATCAACAACTACTACATCAATATCTTTAGGAAAATCCCATTCTAATTTATATACATCTTTTAATAAAAATTCAATATTATTTTTATCTTCACATAATTTTTTTGCTTTATCTATATTTTCTTGAGAATTATCTATCGCATAAACTTTACCAAAAACTTCACTATATATTTTAGTTCCATCTCCTTGACAACATCCAAGTTCTAATACTTTCATTTCTTTATATTTTTTATCAGAAAAATATTTAAGTATATCTTCTTTAAATTTTCTAGATGTAGTATATTTTGCAGTATCTTTATGTGATACTTCATCTAATATATTTTTTACTTTTTTATTTGAAGATACATAATTATCCTTTACTATATCCCAAGTTTGTTTTATTATCTGAGTCCGTTGATTCTTAGGTAGTCCACTAAAACCCCACACATGACCATATTTAATAAAAAATGGTGTTTTGTCTTCATTCAATTGCCAATTGTAATTAAACATTTCTTTTCTATGTATATGTGTTAACTTATAAGTAAATGGTAAATCTAAATTCATCTCAACATTATTCATTTGCATATGATAATTCAATGGAGTTTGTTCTGTGCCCTTACAAACACTTTTATCTTGTAACTCTACAAAAGCATCAACATTATTATAATATAATTTTTTAAAAGATTGAAAAATACCTTTATGTTCTTCATTAAAAACAATTAAGCCTGAACTAAAATACTTTTGTATATCAAAGTCATATCCACCAAAAAAATCCTTATAACCAACTATACTTTTATATATCCAACCTAAGTTATCCACATCTCTCCATGCAGTAAACTTTCTATCCGTCATTTCAAAAATATTTGGTGTATTCCATTTAATTATATTCATACCATCTACTAAATAAATCTGATCATATTCGATTTCTGCTTCATCTAAAATATCAAAACAAAATATAGCTTTTTGCCAATTAATTCTAAATTTAGTTAAGTCCTCTTCAACAGGTATTTCAAATGGAAAGAATATCACATCATGTTTCTTACACCAATACTCCCAAGATTTTCTAGTAATGTCTATCCATTCCCAACCGCCATATTTTTTAGAATATTTTTCATTCTTTACCCCAACCCAAAATACTACATTTTTTTTCATTGATATAATGACCTCACTTTAAAAAATTCAGCATTATCAAGATTTCGTTTACTTGTTCGATAATTGGAATGATATAAATTAAATACATTATCAGTAAAATATGGTTTATCCAATTGAGATTGAAATGAATTAAATAAATTTTTTCTTTTTCTTTCTATCTCATCACCTATGTTTACATATAAATTTGGCACCCAACCAATTTTAGTACTCGGTGTCATATATTCAACTACCCCCATTTTTTTACTTCGAGTCAATGAGTTGGCTATCCTATTTATTTTTCTGTGGTCTTGGTGTGTATCCTCATCTGGTGGAGCTAATATTAAGTCATATTCATATAAATTAAACATATCTTCCATTTTTTTTATAAAAGTATCATATTCTATATCTCGTATAAACTCTTCCCCCACGAAAATCAATTCAACATTCTTATATGACGACCAAAACTCTTTAACTTCACCTAACCTATCTAACTCCTTTGAACTATACTTACCGCCTGAGGAAATATTATAAACATGAAATTGAGTATCATAATATTTTGAAACAGTAGCTGACATAGCATATTCACAATCATCAGGATGTGGAGATAAACAAGCAGCATAATAAGAATTTAAAAATCTTGTTAACATACTACCTCCTGAAAATACCTTAATATAGTTACTTCTTTTATTTCAGGTATATTAATTTCTTTACCTTCAACAATATCTAATATTATTTTTACAATATCAACTCCTGCTAATTTAGCAAAAACTGTTCCTCCGCCAAATCTAGGATTTATTTCAATGAACTTTAAATTACCACTAAAATCTTCTTTCATTTGTAAACAAACTGAACCCTTTAATTTTAAAAATTGTACAATGTCCTGACACTGCCGTTCAATAAATTCATCTTTTTTTACCCTACCCTTTGTAGATATTCCTGCTTTAGTTTGTAATCGTTTTCTTGGTATAACTACTAATGGATTAGAATTCATATCACTTAAAACATCAATCGTATACTCTTGACCTGGAAGATATTCTTGATATATATATTCATACTTGTCTGTCTCTAAACAGTTAATAGTTGCTTGATCTTTACACACAAAAACCCCCTTACTTCCAGCAGAATGTCTTCTTGGTTTAGCAAATAATGGAAACCCGATTTCAGTATAATCCATAGATGTTTTTGGTAAAAGAAAATTATCTTTACATTTGTCATAAAATCTCATTTTATCTGAACAGTCCATGATGGCATCATAATCTGACATAAACAACATCACACCCAATTCATCAAATATCTTTTTATTCTTTGAAATAATAATTATCTCATTTGAACTTGTTGGTAATATTAAATCAATCTTTTCCTCTTTGACTATCTTCACCAACTCATCAATATAATGTTCATCAAATGCTTCAGGTACGATATAATATTCATCAGATAAATAAAATCCAGCAGATAAAGAATTACAATCAACTGAAATAATTTTACCATCAAAATCAATATCCCTTAATGATTTTATAACACCATGACAAGCAGAACCACCAGCACTCAACAACAATATGTTCATAACTCCCCAATCCTTTTTGTTTTATCACATATTAATAAATCATAATTTGGTTTTTTACCAACGCTCAAATCGTGGTATTTACATTCCCATTTTTCTAATTGTTCTTTTGTTAATGTGTAATAGTCTACCCTAGATACTGTACCCCTACCGGTCCAATATGTTATGCGATTACCCTCATCATATAACTTATTTATCTTATCTATATTATCATAATTGGGTATAGCATTTTTATATAACCTATCCACACCGCCGTAAAAACATATGGTTTCATCTATGTCAACGAATATATTCATCTTCATACCAATTTAAATAATTTTTCATTTAGTATATAGCTAGAAACTCATTTGGAAATGATTTAATCTCATTCATTGCTTCTAACAGTTCCCTATTTCTCTCATCTATTAAAGTTACAAAATTTTTAAGATTATTATAACCCTGTCGTGTCCAAGAATACGGATGTATTAACAATTGTAATTTTCTAATTTTATCCAAATTTAATTCCAATGGATGTCCATATTTCCATTGATGATTTGAATCAGATACATAATTAACTCTCAAAGTTTTTGGCTTCTTTCCTTCAAAAAAATGAAAAAACTTCATTCCATAACAATTTATTTTATTATCAAGCTCAACATATTGTTTCAAATATTCATGTTTTGGAATATGATAAGAAAACCTATCTATATCAAACTGATAATAATTTTCAAGTGTTACTATATCTTTCAAAATATATTCTTTTAAATCATCCAATGCCATACCGGTTGGTGGATTGGGGTGTGTTCCTATCTTGTGTCCAAGAGATTTTATTTCTGTCATCATTTTTATACTTCTATTAGAAATAGCACTGTAAATATCTGACCTCAACTGAATCAAATATGTAGATTTGACTCCAAGACTATCTGCCTCAAATCTAGCTAAATCTAATGCCCTATCAATTGAATATTCTATATCATGTCGTAACAAACAAAATTTATTTGTATCCACAGTAACTTCCGAAAAATCAAGAATAGGGAAATTGAGTTTTAACAAATCAATTAAATTTTTATATTCTGCATATGAAAACATATTAATACTCCAGCCCTTCTATTTGTTTTCTAACCGAATCAAAACTATATATTTCATGTAATTTTGTCCATGCATATTCTATAGCTTTAAACCGAGCGGCCTCTTCAGTCAAATATTCTACAAAAAGTTCTTCTAATATTTTTTCATCACAAGTAGCTGTCGTTGGAAATAAAATAGTATGTGATTCATTAAGACCTCCTATATTTATACACCCCACTGATGCAGCTTGCATACATTGATTGCCAGGATAATAATTTTCTGGATCTAAATTAAAATGAAACGCACATTTACTCCACAATTCTATAAATTCTTTTAATGATAAATAATCAAATTTTTGTCCAGACTGTAATGGTTTATATCTTACCTCAATATTATATTTTTTTCCAATATATTCTGCAAAAGCATATGTTCTACCTCGTCTATGTACTGGGTTTGGTAAATATGCATAAATACAACTATCTTTATACCCTGAATAAAAATTATCATACAAATAATCGGTATTTACTGGTTGTCCTATAAAATTAAACTTTTTATTAACATTTTCTTTTAACTGAGTAAAAACATCTAATCGTTTAAATGTTGATATTCCTGAAGTTATTACAGCATCACATTCGTTTAAGAATTTAATACGATTCAAATGTCTTGGATGATTATAATTATTGGGTGTTCCTACCCAAACTTCTTTTATCCAACCAAAAATTTTTGCTTTTGGATACTTATCTCTTAATCTATCAACACAAAATTTATCATAATTTTTATCGTCAAGTCCTATCTTACCATTATCATAAAATATTAAATCAAAATCTACATCTGGTAATTCATCTAACTCTGCCCAATTAAAAAAGTAACCTTCTTCAAAAATAAACGGTAAATTTTGCATCGCTGAAAAACATTCTGGAGACACCGCGTGATGATAAACATATGGATTATCATTAAAATCATACGCTACTTTATCCTTAATATAATAAGAATTGATAGCACAATCATCCATCATTAAAGCAAATTTCATTCGGCCTCCACCCCTTCCAACTCAGAAAACAAAGAGTAATAATACATACACAGATTTTCATAAGTATATTTTTCCTTAAACATACTTCTAATATTTGTTAATATTTTCTCATTTAATTCATCAAAATTAGTTAATATATAATCAATCTTCTCTTCTAAATCTGACCAATCATATTTGCATGGTATATAAGTTACATCATCAAACATAATATTTGGTATGGAATCTACTTTAGACTGACTTGGTTTTAAAATAATTGTTCCAAATTGTATTGCCTCAAAATCTCTAAAACACAATTCACCCATACCAAATGGTGATAAACATATCTTTGAATTCCACAAATTTCTAACATATTCTTGAAATGGCATCCTCTCAGTTAACATATTATACTTATTTTTAAGTGGTTCTAAATTTTCCCATAACCCCCTTCTATGTTCTGTATAATATACATCATTTCTAACTTTATGATCTTCACAGTACGGATGTTCTGCTTTAAAAATAGCACAAACATCAACAGTTTTATTTGAATTGATTTGCTGAAAATCTTTATAATGTGGTAGTAAATAACCTAAATTAAATCCCGTAAATTTAATTCTATCCCATACATTTTCTGGTATATCGTATGATAAATCTAAATCACTTCCAGTTCCAAAAAAATATTTATTAAATGCATATGGTTTGAGATATTCTTCCCGAGTAAACAACTTTTGATTTTTTAACAGATATATAGCTTTACTTTGAATAAATACTTCATACGCTCCCATTAAAGAAGTTGAATCTGATCCATCAAATAAAAAATAATCTCCAGATATTTTTGAGAGATTTTCTAAACCCATTTCCACACTCTCTTCTAATGATTTCTGCTTATCAATAAACTCATTCATACCAACAAACATATAATCAAAATCATCTGAATCTGTTATATCAATACTGTAATCTCTTAACTTATCTTTAACAAAAAACAATGGCCTAAACGTTGGTTCATTTCTATCTTCAATTGGATTAGGTATTTTTACTTTTATCATCTTTTAATTGTTGAATATAAACTATTTTGTTTTTCTTGTTTATCTATTGCCTTAGGATGATATAAACTAAATTCTTCGTATGGTGGAAGATGTGAATATGTATCGGCTCCTGTTATAACTTCGTGTACTGGTTTTATCCATTTTATCTTTTCATTATTTCTAAAAACTCTTGCCTGATAATCTGGATAATTTACCCACCCATTTTCTGTAACTCTCCATCCCCATTTTCTAATATGCTCTTCAGTAAGACCTTCTACTGTATTTACTCTTGGTATCCAAACTAAATCAATATCATTTGCTTCTAATATCTCTTTTATTTGAGATAGTAATTGTTCGTGTGGATATTCGTCTGCATCAATATGAAAAATATAATCACCACTACACTTTGATTTACTATAATTTTTTAATTTCGAAAAATCACCTTCAAATTTATGTTGATGTACATTTATTACTTTGGCATGAGCGTATTGTTGAGTCCAACTTGTAATAACCTCGTGTGTTTCCTCATTTGAATAGTCATCACAAATAACTATTTCATCTTCTACGTCTGTCTTATGAATTAAAACGTCTAATAACTTATTAAGTTCATCAACTTCATTATGAACTGTAATCGCGTAGGAAATCTTCAATTAAAACCTCTTTAAATTCTTTTGGTAAAACGATTGGCTCTAAAAATACTTGTGATTTTCTAGCCTCTTTATAATCATACGTTCTATAAACTAAAAATTTATTTAAATATCTTTTTATCTTTTTATAAATCGCCGGTCTTGCTCCTCTTACACCAACACCTTTTATATTTACTCTATAAATATCATTATCTATATCTATAATTTTTACTTCACCTATTCGTTCTAAGATTTGAACAAGTATTGGTTTATTTCTAATAGTAGGTACAATTCCTCTACTTTCTAATTTTAAACCAATTAAATGAAATGTTTTAGTAGTATCTTTTCTTTTATAAGGCATTCTTGGATTCAATACAAGTAATGTAGTCAAATACCCTGCTGTGCCTTTTCCCGTATATCGGAAAGATATAATATCACCAGGTTTTACTTTACCCCAAGTATATACTTGTTTAGGCATCTGGTTTAATGTCTCTAGTTATTCCCATTTTTTTACAGGCCTCAATGAATTCATATTGTCCAAACTTTTTTGCATTTTCAACATCAAGTCTCTGACTATAATTATCATATTTAGACTGTTCTTCTTCGGGAATGTCTATTACTTTAGCATATCTCCAACCCCAATTTTTCTTTGTCCCCTCTGGGAAAATTATTCCCAAAGTTCCCATATTAATTACTGCTGGAAACCAAGTTATGTTTCTCTTTTTATCCAAAAATTTTAAATCCTGCACAAGTTTTGGTGAACTTTTAAGATTTTCAATCAATCTTAAACTCTCCGTTTCATACCGTGAATCACTCATAAATCCACACTTAAAACACAAAAATGAACTAAACTCTTTTTGTATTTCTTCAAAACAATGATCCACATCAAAACAAACAGGACAATCTATTACTCTTTCCATATCTAATCCTTATTTCAGTATAGCCTGTAGCGCCATAGCACCACCTACTATTGTACCATAAAATAATATAAGTACTATTACAGCTGACAAAGCTTCCCACCAGTCAACTTTTTTATTTCTATTTATATCTGGTATTGGAAAGAATATTTCATACCAATCTATTCTTTTATTCCTATTCCAATCAAAAATAGATATTAACTTTTTCTTTAATGATTCTTTCATAACTACACTCTTTTTAATTTTGGTAATTTGATTTTGGGTGCCTTGTTTTCATTAGTTTTTTTAAGTTTTGGTAAATTCAACTCAACCTCTTTTGGAAATTCAGGAACATTATCGTCAAGAATTTTACCAAATTTTTTAGTCATTGTATCTAAAGAAAACTTACCTTTATTAACTATTCCTAATTTTTTTGCACTTAAAGTATATTTTTTATAATTAACGTACACATCTTTAATTGTATTGGAGGCTTCCATATAATTTGCAGTAAACCATTCGGCCCCATCAACCCAAATATTTTCTTGAAAAGAATCCTTTTCAACTCTACTCATACTACCACCAAGTAAAATAGCTTGATCTGGATGTAAAAAATCGCAATGTCCACTCCATCCTGGTGCTATTACAGGTTTCTCTGAAATCGTTGCCTCAAGTAATGGCCTACCAAATCCCTCTCCGTGAGTTAATGTTACGTGTGCTTTAACTTTAGGATGATTATATAATTCATTCATTTCTATATCAGTAAAATCTCCATGTAACAAATAAATACTTGGTAAATCTCCTTTTACAGAATTTTTAATATGTTGTATTTTTTCTAAAATATCTTCTCTATCTAACACAGAAAGTGTAGCACCACTTGTTTTCATAACTAATGCTGGTTTTACTGGTTTATTTTTAAATGTTTCAAGAAAAACTTTTATTAACATACCAGTATCTTTTCTATCTACTCCCAAACCACCTTGTAGCCAATGTCCAACATACAAAAAACAAAACTTCTCCTCTATTTTTTCAAACTCATCTACCAATTCTTTTGAAAATTCTTTTGTTTTTTTGAATATAGTCGAATCAACTCCTTCAAAAAGAACTTCAATTGGTTTTTCAACAGATAATTCTCCTATTTTTTCTTGTGTTTGATCATTTAAAGAATCAAACTTTGTTGATAACATAACTTCTTTTACAAAATTAGAAGGAACAATATTTAAATCCATTCTATTCATGCCTTGTATCCAATCTGATGGACATACTGTTGTTTCTACTCCAGCAGTAATACCTATATTATATTTACCCACAGTACTGAATTCATTAGGAATTACGATATGAATATGAACCTCTGGTTGTTTTGGTAAATCTGGGGCATCCAATAATCTATCCACTATTGGTTTATCATTCTCATCATTTGGATCTAATGCATTCATTGGTGTGTTGCCCCAACGAACTGGCCAAATTTTTACATCAAATCTATCAAGCTTAATAAGCGACCTACAAATATCTCTACTATGAGATCCATATCCGCTCCTTGTTGCAACAGGTGCTGTAACTAAACATAAAGGTTTATCACTCATATTTTCTCCTAAGTTTTATACATTGTATAACGTTTTCTTGGTTTCCACATTTCAAATCCTTTATCCATCTGATCAATAAAATTTTGAGACATTTTTTTAGCAGTCATCATTGATATATCACTGCAAACAAACTCATATCCCGCCATTCCACACTCATTTCTTTTTTCCACATCCATATCATACCAATATCTTATAGCATCTGCTGCATCCTCATAATCACATCTATCATCGAAAATATATGGTGTTGGTATTGAACCTACCAATGATCTATTTGATGGCCAAACTGGATATACCCATTCACCCCAAGTTAAATCCTCATTATTTTTCCATTTTTTATGGTCATGTAATGACTGTATTTCACTATAATCATTTTCATCTAAATGTTTTCCTTTATACTTAAACCCACATTGGTCTTGTAATCCACCAGTAACATTTACTATAATAGGTGTCCCTGTCATCAATGATTCTGCCGTACCTAATCCAAATCCTTCATTAGACGCTAAATTAATAGTTACACTAGATATATTATATAAATAATTTAATTCATGTGGTTCTAATTTTCTATCAGAAAAATATACTTTTACATATTCAGGACAAAGAGCTTCAACAAGTGCTGGTAAATCAGTACCGTTTTCATCTCGTGGTTGTGTGTGCATCAATAAACAACATTTTTTAGCATCTTCTTCTGTTAAAGATTCACAAAATGTTTTAAATGCATATATAACATCTCCCGGCGACTTTCTTCTAATATTCCTATTGTTATAAAAAACAATAAATTCTACTTCTTCATCAGTTATTTGTTCTTTAAATGCTTCCATCTCCGTATAATCACCTTCAAAAACAGTTAATGGCTTAAAGTATTCCTCATTGATTCCGTGTGGTAAATAAGTTACTTGCCAATCTTCAGGTGGGTGCTTAGTCCAAACATCTTTTACAATAGCAACAGTCTGTTTGGAAATATTCATAATTAAATCACACGACTCATAAAAGAACTCATTATATTGTGGGGCTGGCCAATCATCCCATATATTATAATAAAAAATAGGCATCTCCTGCCTAATTTCATGTTCCATATCATATAACCATCTCCAAAATCTTGGATCTGTATAATGTAAAATAGCGTCTGGGTTTTCTTTATCGAGGATAGACCTCAATAATTCTTGATTGCCATATCCACTAATAGGATATATTACTAAACTAGCATCTTCAACTCCAGTTTCTGCTCTAACTGATTCATTCATATCAATAATTTTACCATCTTCTGGATGTTGTATAGCACCACCTACTTGCACCCAATCATAATGATGTACTGTACCAAGTACAAATTCTTTAGACATTGTGCCTACACCGGAAGACATTCTTAAATCATCTGATAATAACAAAATTTTACGTTTTGACATAATAACCTCTCAAATTAAAAATTAATCATTTAATAACTGCTTTTTATCTTTTTTTTCTTTTTTAAGACTGTCCTCTATAATCTTTAATCTCGTATCTATCCGAACTAAAACATCATAGATTTTATCAAGTATTCTTTCACTCAATCTGCCTTCCATTATAATCTACTCCCACTCGGTTTCAAATTTTTCCAATCTTTAATTTTAGTTTTAAATTTTTCATCTAATAAATATAAATCCATTGAACGATTTACTAATTTTTGTAAAGTAAATTCGTCACTTAAATTTGATATTTTGAATTTCTTATATAAATCTTTTAAAACTTTTACCGAAGTTAATTTGTATTCCATAACAAAACCCTTTGTATATATGTATATCTATATATAAATATATACTAATTAAATATTTTTATTAATTTTTTCATTTCTGTAGCATATTTAACAGTATTCATAGTGCCTCTTGACTCAATACCATCTGGTATAAATGCAACAACTATATCACTATATTCTGCTATTTGTTTATTTCTTTTAAAAAAATTGCTCACATAATATTTCTTACCATAATATTCAGCTGATAATTTACAATGTATATTATGTTTATAATGTGCTGGTGGAAATTCAATATAATTCATACCAAACTCTAAAGCAATATGTTTTGCTATTCCGTCAGCTCCCAATGGTTGACCACCACTCACTATTTCTACTTCTTCACCATATTTTTCTTTCAACCTATAAATAAAATCTTTAATCTTTCTGTTATTCAAATATTGCCTACTACCAACTATAGCCACTCTAATACTTCTCTGTTTCCACCACTTCCATTCATCACCCCTCATAATCATTTCTCTTTTGTTTACGTGGTGGCTTATCTGAAATTATAAATTTTGCACATTTATAAAATTCTTTTAATCCATTTAATATATCAGTTTTATAAAAATATTTATATGCAAATCGTCTATTTAACCTTTCTGTATAATACTCATCTGGAATAATATCATACCATATAAAATTAGCATTTGACATTTTACTATTTGATGTTACAATAGTTTTAAAATGTAATTTACTATCCCACTTCATTAAAAAAGTTTTTAACTCTGTTAACGATAACTCATCTTCGTCATACCACAAATACAATATAACTGCAGAATTTAATTTAAGATGTGCAGCATTTATCATATCCATAACAGTTTGTTCTATATCAGTATTAATAAAATCTGATAATTTTAGTCTTAAACTTATTTTAGATAACATTATTTTATGCCTTCATCACAATATTCTGTCTGATTAAATTCACACCATCTACAATTTTTCTTTGATGGGATTTTTCTATACGTATGACTTGTATTATGTTCTTTACCAGAAAAACATTCATCAATAAACAATTTTAAATTATTAGTAACTTTATTTATACTTGGAGTACCATTCGCTGGTATAAATGTCTGTACTCTTCTTTGAGGAAAATCTACTTTCTCATATAATTTTCTTTTAACAATAAAATACTCTACATCAATTTTATCTAACGAAATATTATTTTGTTTCCCATAAAACTGTTTATATAATAAAATTTGATCTGTTTTATTTTTATCTGCCTTTTGCCATTTATTCCATCCCATTGTAGAAGTTTTAATATCTATAATTTTATGTTTATCTCTCAATACATCACGTATGATAACATCTATATATCCAATAAAATTTATACCACTTGGTAATTTATACTTAATAGGAACTTCTACTCCAACTAATTCATATCCTTTTTTACTGAAATACATACCACGTTTTTTCTTAAACCAATCTAAAATGACCAATCCATGCCTATAAAACTCTTCCATTTCATATTGTTCACAAATTACAACACCCCCGTTTTTATTAAGAATATTTTCATAATTTTCTTTCATTCTATATAATAACATTTGATCTAAAGGTAGTTTATCTGCGTCCTTAATCGTATCACTATACATCACAGTAAGATATGTTTGTAGAACTTCATGCATTGATGTTCCAAACAACGTATGTATATTATCTGTCCACTCTCCCAATTTATCTATATATAACAGTTTCCAACGATATGGACAAACAGCCCATTGACTATATTGACTATATGATATATTTTTCATTTGCCCCACTTACCACGACCAACTATAGTTGCCATAATACCATAATTAGATACATCAAGATAAGCATCTTCTAATGGTTCATCTTTAACTGCAGATTTCTTATCACCAAGTAAAAGAGTTTTTAATCTTTGAATTTTATCATTCATTCTAAACCATAAACCTATAAGTGATAGATTTACTTCTTCTTCTGTTTTTAATTGAGAACCAACACTAATATTGCCAGGGCCGTAATCGTGTTGTTTAAGTAAAAATAACTCATATTGTTCTTGTTGAATTTTTTTAAATTCTGAAGTCATTTCTGGCCAGTCTCGTTCCATTTGTACAACAATAGATTCTTCATCACGTGTAGTTTCTACTGATATACCTTTTTTTGTACTAGCTTCTTTTATAACTTTCATAATAGTTCCTTTTTAAATACAAATACAGGTTCATATTTATAACCTTTTCCAGCAATACTTGATAATATCAACTCCAAAGTATCTACAAAATTAAAACCAACCTCTTTTGCTTTACTAATAGTTGCTTTCTCAATCCATTTATATTTATTTGTTTTTGCTATATTCAATAACATATAACAATTGTATTTCAATCCACTATAACAGTTTTCAATAGTCTTTTTCAGAAACCCATTTATCCATTCATCTTCTGTTGGAAATTTAATAAAACTTTGTGACTTTTCCAAGCTATATTTTTCCGTATCAAAATACGGTGGTGATGTAAAACAAAAGTCAATAGATTCTTTTTGTGGTAAAAACTCTTCACTTCCTTTTTTATAAATATCAACTTTCTTATTTAGATATGTAAAATCTTTTTTCATTTCTAATAGGCCATTATATGTCCTCGTGGCAGGTTCAGTTCCTATGTAATGTTTAGTATTAGATGCTGCAAGAAACCCCAATAACCTTCCACCCCAACCACAACTCATATCCCACACTACTCCATCACCACCATACTTCTCATAAATTAATTTTGCTGCTGTTGGTCTAAAATTACTAACTCCATATGAACCACCATATAATTTCAAAGATTGTCTAAATCTATTTAAAGTAAATTTATTATTACCATATTTTAATTGCCAATTCCAACATTTTTTAATAATTGTTTTCAACATAACATCATCATTAAATGCCTCTCTTGGACTTAAAGATGTTCCACATCTAACATCAATCCAATGTGGAAAGTATGACCACACTAGCCGTAAACAATGCATCGTTTGAATAATTTGATTGTTTTCAAATATAGTATTCGAATTAAACTTTCTTAACTTTTCAAAATGACTATATTTTTCTTGATCATTTATAATATAATGGGGAAATCCACTTTTACGATAATATTTAAATATAATATTTATACCACGCTCAATATCAGTATTTTCAATGTCATTTGTTACTTTATGGTATTCTAAATCAAGAGTATCTTCATTAGTAAATTTTTTTAGAACTTCATAATTAACCAAAGATTTTATCATACAATAAGATTAGTAAAGTCTATTCCTAATTCTTTAAGCTTACTCTCTTCAATACCCCATTTTACTAATATCTCACGCAATTCAAGCATACCACCGTCTGTCAGCATATAAAAACCTATAGCCTCTATAGCTTCAGCTCTACTACATTCATCATTATTACGTACTATATTAATAAGCCAGTTTGGATAGTTCATATCATTTCTCCCTTTAACATATTTTAACCACTGTTTCCTTTTTGGTAAAACATTTATATAAAATTTATATAAATCTTTTGGTTTTACATTATATTTTTGAAATTCATTTACAAGTTCTACCCAATCACTCTTCATAGAAAGAAAACGATTAATCATATAATTAGACCAAGTTTTTTTATCCTCTTCTGTTATTTCATCCCAATAATTAGGATTCTGAATCTCCGTCAGATTTTTTAGATGGTGAAACAGATTCTTGCTTTTTATCTTCTTTTGATTCTGGTTTTTTCTTATAGTCGGTTTCATAAAATCCTGATCCTTTAAATATAACTGCCGGTTTTGAAATTTTCCTTTTCATTAATTGTTTTACCTCTACACATTTAGAGCAATCTGGAGCTTTATCTTCCATCTTCTGTAAAACCTCTTCTTCATGCCCGCAAGTTGGACAGATATACTCATAAATCGGCACGGAACAATGGTTCTTTATCTGGTTTATCTTCTTTTAACACATTTGCTTCAACTTCATCACCCAAAACTCCAGTATAAAGTTTTGAAACTTTACCACAGTCACCACACGAATAAACTTGTACAGGTATCATTTCTTCTTTACCAGTAGGTGAAACTAATGCTGATAATCTCTTTAACACATAACAAAGTATAAAAAGATAATTCCCACAATGTTCACATTTTAATGTCTCTGCATCTCGTAAATCTACCTGAACTGTAGCTCCTTGATTACTGGCTCCTGGTAATGGTCTCATTGGTTTTGTTGTCATCGTTTAACTCCTATACAATTCTATCAACTAAATTATATTTCAAGCAGGTTTTAGCATCCCACATCAAATCGTGTTTTAATATTTCATCTAATTCTTCTATTGGAACTTTAGTATATTCTGTATATACATTTCTAATTGTTTCCATCATTAAATCTAAATTCTTTTTCTCATCTTCTATTTCAGAGTATTTTCCCCATAAATTTGAAGATAATTGATGTATTAACATATATGAATTTTTACTTATATATCTTTTAACTCCCACTATTGAAAGAAAAGTTGCTGCACTTGCACAAAATCCATCTACATAAGTGTAAACAGGAACTTTACACCTTGAAATTGTATCCATTGATGCAATACCAGCTGTAATTGAACCTCCGCCTGAATTTATATACAATCTAATCGGGGGTGGTTCAATTTCTAATACATTAGATACTGTAAGATGTTTTGCTTCTAATTCACTAAGTTTATGATTTAATTCAACTACAGATTCTCTGGTCACTCCAGAATAATAATATATTTTATTTTCATAAACTGAAATATGTTTTTCTTCGCCTGGTTTTACATTTTTCTTTGGACTTGATTTTGTTTCACCCCAAGAAGTATTCATATCTAATCTTCCTCTACATTTAATGAAAAATTTTCAGTTAAAAATTCTATTACTTTATCCTTTTCTGCGCCCGAATTAATAAGTTTAACTGCTTGTTTAAGAACTTCTTTAACTAAATTAGCGTGAGAATCATCTTCATGACCATCATAACTTAATTCAATGCCATCCTTATTTTTATATTTAGTCATTTTACTACTCCTAACAATTCTATTATCATTGCCATTACATTTATTTCTTTGTCCACTACCTGTGCATCAGATAATTCATATTTTGCAATTATTAAAATACACTCTGCTATATGACCTTCTCCCCAATAATCAACCTCTTCATATAATACTCTAAATAAATCTGCAAAATCTCTAATCTTTTCAGTTGCCAAAGTTTGTCGTATATTATTAAATGCATTTTTCTTATCTTGCGTTTTTAAAGAATTCAAAATTTTTAATTTATAATCCCTTTGAATTATTGATTCTTTATCTACTTTTAATTCACCACCCACAGACTGTCTCTGTGCTGTATTAATTACTCTTCGTATATCTGGATAATTACTATCCAATATAACTTTAACATCATCTAACTCATATTTAATATTCTCAGTATCAAGAATATTAGTAATTAAATGTTTTGCAACTTCAGGCCGGCTCAAAGGTTCAATATGAAATGCCTGACAACGACTCTGAATTGGGTCAATTATTCTCTCTACGAAATTACAGGTTAGAATGAACCTACAATGTTTACTAAATGTTTCCATAAGGTTACGAAGTGCTGCCTGTGCGTTTGGAGTAATATAATCACACTCATCAAGAATTATTATTTTATAATCTTTAAATCCTATTGTTGAAGCAAAATTCTTTACTTTAGTTCTAACTGTATCTACATTATTTTCATCACTCGCATTTATATAAAGATAATCGCATTCGATATTCTTTACAAGAATTTTAGAGAGAGTGGTCTTACCTGTACCAGCCTTACCATATAGTAAAAGATGTGGTAAGTCGCCACTCTCCAGATAAAAAGACACTTTTTCTTTTAGAGATTCATTCCCTATATAAGTGTCTAAGGTGGTTGGCCGATACTTTTCTACCCATAATGTATGCGTGTCTTTCATTAATTCTTTTTCCAAACCCAAATAGGTTCACAGAAAATACCATCAAATTCCTTAATCATTTCTGGAGTTCTATTTGGTTCTTCAGTTACTACTCCAGTTCCAGCACCTATTGAATTTGGTCTTTTTGCCATTTCCATTCCAATACAACCTTGATATTCTGAATTATCTAGTTCAGATAAAAAATCATTCATAGGATCACAAATTTTTAACCAACCCTTTTTCTTTGAACCGCTACTAGCATTTACATCCGATATGTTTACCAATAAATATCCACCAGGTTTTATAGAATCCCAAATTTTTTTAAGTGTTCTATGTAAAAAATATTTATTCCAACCTTCAACGTTTTTATATCTAACCCAACTTTGAGTATCATCATAACTATAACGTTCTACATTAAAATATGGTGGTGATGTAAAAACCAAATCAAAATAATTAGCCCATTTAGTATAATCAATATCCTCTGCTGGACTACAAATAAATTCTGACATTTTTGATGCTTCAAACCAACCAATATTGTTCTCATAAAATTCTACTTGTTCGTTATATATAGAATGATTTTCTTTTCGTGGGTCTATACCTACATAATGTTCTCCATGATTTGATGCATAAAATCCAGCTAACCTATCACCCCACCCAGCTGAAAAATCTAATATAGTTTTAGATTCAAAATAATCATAAACACATTTAGCTACATTTGGTTTAAATTGTGAACAAATATATTTTCTTAATCCCAACATAGTTCTTAATACAGATTTATTTATTTTTTCAACTTTTAATGTATATGCTGCACCCATAAGTGTAGTCATAAATTTTTCAGTTTTCCATGTCCTTGTTGGGCCAGGCGATATTGAACCATCAACTGCCCATCTATTTTTTTGTTGAAAATAATTTGAAGAATCATTACCTCTATTTAATCTACGAAAATATATTGGTTCACCTAAATATTCTAATGAATATTTAAAATCACTCTCTGTTCTAGCATACCACTTGTCTTGTACCAACAAATCATTCCACCAAACACCTTTTAATTTAGCAAAATCTCTAAGAGCATCTTGCAAACTTATATCCATATAAGGAATTGGATATGTCATAGCAATTTTAGCTAAAGATTCTTTAACATCATCTTTATCAAATGTTTCTTTTATATATGCCCACTCATCTTCATTGATATTAAGATAAGGGCTCATATTAAGAAACTTATCGAAATATTCTAAATACATTACTGTAAAAGTTGTTCTACGAGATAATACGTTACATCATATTCATCTACTTTAAAATTTATTTTAGCCAAACCTTCCGATGAAATCTGTAACTCCGCACTTTCACACTCCTTATTTGCTACAAGAACTTTAGAAAAAATATTTGCATTAAATGATATAGCATTCATATCAGAATACACACTTGTATTAACTGGAAGTATAACTCTATTTGTATTAACAGCAGAATACCCAATTACAACTTTTGTATTTCCATTATCAGTTAAAACTGTAAAAGTGTCTGTTTCAGGTAATGCAGATTTTCCAGTAACAAACTTATGAATAAATTCCCTTCCAACATTTATTTTTAATTCAAAATTAGAAGGTAATCTCTTCATTTCAGGTGGTCTGTTTATAACTGATAAACTACTCAACATATAATTTACAGAAGACAATTTATCAGAAACACGTAATGCAACTGACTTATCACCCACTCTGGTTAAAGTTAAATTAACATCCGCATCCAATACATCCAATAACTTTAAAAACTGTTCTGTATTATAAACACCTATTTCACTGTTTTCAAACTTCCACTTACTCATTGTTAATTCACCCAACAATGATTTATCTCCAGTAATAAACCGAGTAAACAAAATATCAGATTTAGTTTCTAAAATTACTGATTGAACTTCTTTGTCAAGATAATATTTCTCAATAAATCTTACCAATTTAGATTTATCCATAACTTATTCTCCTATTATTATAACCATATATACATATATATTAGTTTTATTTGTCAAAATTAAAAAAATCTTTCTATTATTTTAACAGTATCAAAACAGATCAAAAAAACTTTTCCATCGTTTTAGATGCATCAGTTGGTTCATCCCAATTCATACTCTCATACAACATCATAATTTTTTTGTGTAATGCTTGTTTATATAATTTATTATAATCAATATATTTTTTTATAAAATCTAATACTTTTGGTGAATCTTCATGTCCTTTGTATGCAATAACATCTATTCCAAGTTCATTTCTCTTTAAATAAACCCATTTAATTTTTTCACCATTAAATATAAATTTATATTTTTTATTATCACCAAAATGTACTAATAAATCATTATAGTTTATTGCGGATTTTACATGAACAGGAGTTCCCTTTTTATATCTCTTAAACATAATATTATCTTTTTCAATATATTTTTTAATACCTTTAACCCCTACTGGTATAGATATTTTATCAAAATCCATCAACTTCATACTATTTTTAAAATTAATAATAAATTTATCCAACTTATCCTTCGGAACATCCATAAGAATATCTTCTAATATCTTTTGTAATAACTCTTTCATAGCAACTGGAAAACTTGAACGAACTGTATCTAATCCCTTAACCATCATCTTATTAACCTTTTTACCATTATCATTAATAAGTTTTAATCCATATCGTTTTTTAGTTACAAACAATCCACTTTTAGCTATAACCTCTTGTTTAATTTGAAATCTATGTGTGTCCAAATTACAAAAGTTTTTAGCAAACCAATCATATCCATTGTTTAAATAATCCTGAACTTCACTTGCAATATTCAAAATAGCCATAGACATTCTTTCTTCATTTCTAGTATCTACATCTGGAAATCTTTTCTTTACAAGTGGTAGAGCTGAATAAAATACAGAATCCGTATCAATGTAAATACAATGATCTTCCAAATCATTTAATTCCTTATTGTAATAATCATTTGCTATTTTTTTTGTAAATTTTATTAATGTTTGTCCTGTTAAAGTAACAGCTTCAGCATTATCTACATCATAAAATCTAAATACAGGCAATCCCAATACTCCATATAAACTATTCAAAAGTATCTTTTGTAGATATTGCCGTCTATCAAAATATTCTGATTTTTCTTTATCTCCTTGTTCATAAAACTTTTTAGACAACTTTCTATATTCAACTCGTTCATCAAACCATTTTGCTAAAAGTGCAGGTATAAGTCCTGCCTTATCTGACCTATACATAACACCATTTGTTGCTACAGATATTTTTCTACCAAAAAGAAATTCTTTTAATTCTTCTTCAGTAAACTTTCCTATTTCTTTTTCTTTTTGTACTATAGTATATGTTTTTTTATTACCCGTTTTCAAAAATTCTTCTGGATTCCACCCCCCAATTTTACCAATTTTTGTTTCCGGTGATATATTCAATGACATAATACAAGAAGGATACATTGAAGTAACATCTAAATCATAAACCCAATTATGTTTACCTCGTATTGGTTCTTGAACATATGCCCCTGCAAACTTATCATGCCCCTTTAACAGTCGTCTATTAGCTGGATTTTTATTTGTAGCCACAATTCCATTCTTTTTTAAATAAACTAAAATAGCACCTTCCAAATATCTTGAAGACATATAAATATCCTCATATGGTATATGACCCAAATGACTTAACCCTTTAGCAATTTCAATAAAATCTAACTTATCATCTAATTTCTTTACAATCCTAACATCATGTATATTATACTCTACAAATTTTTTCAAATCATTTTCATATAAATCATTTAATGTTCCTTCATATTTAATTTTGCTTTCACCCAATTCTTCTTCTCCAATAGAATCTAATCTATAAGAAGATTTTTGACTGAATGTAAATTTTTTATACAAACTTAAATAATCTAATACATTCACTCCAGCTACAGTATATCTATTTTTAAAATCACTCCACCTAACTATATAAATTGGTGATAATGTATTAGCTATATCCTTACCAACAACTTGAACCGCTCTATTATAAAGATATGGTATATCAAAAAACTCAACATTCCACCCAGTTAAAATGGTTGGTTGTATTTCTCTATATTTTATAAAAAATTTATTTAAAAGTTCAAATTCAGTTAAAAATGTTTCTACAATAACCCCCTCTTCAAAATCATTTTTCAGTTCTTTATTTTCATCAAGTACATAACAAAAATATTCATCAGTTATTTGATCATTAAAAGCAATAGAAATTATTTTATTGTTGGCTCTCTGAACATTTGGAAACCCTTGTGTAACTTCCACTTCAATATCAAAAATCATTGTTCTATGACCTACTGATACTTCATCTGAATCAGTATATTTATCAACTAAAGTTCTAATTTCTGGATTCACATCTGATTCAAATAATTCTGGATGTTCATCGTCCCATTTATATATCTTTTTTAATTTATCTCCATATAAAGAAACATATGATCCCGTTCTATTTTTTACATAAGCATACTTTTTATACCGAAACGTCTGATGACCAAACGCATCATCCCAAATATGTATTTTATTATGTAATCTATCGTAGAAAATATTCTGATAAATGTCGTAACCTCTTTTTAACTAACTATCTACACACAAATGGTTTCAATCAACTTTTCAATAACAAGATAAGGATCACAATTCGCTGATGGTCTTCTATCTTCTAAATAACCACATCCATCTTTATCTACTTGCCACGGAATACGAATAGATGCTCCTCTGTCTGAAACTCCCCAACTAAATGTATCTATAGCTTGTGTTTCGTGTAGTCCTGTTAATCGTCTTTCATTTCCCTCACCATATACTTTCATATGTTCTTCGTGTTTATATGACAGAAGTAAACAAGCTTCTTCTATGTCTTGTCTACCACCATATTCTCTCATATCTTTTGTAGAAAAATTACAATGACATCCCGCCCCATTCCAATCACCCTCTGCTGGTTTTGGATCTAATGAAACTGTCAATTCATATTTCTCACAAATTCTTTCCAGTAACCAACGAGCAACCCACAAATCATCACTCATATGAACTGAGCCACCAGCACCAATCTGATATTCCCATTGTCCTAACATCACTTCTGCATTAGTTCCACTAATACTAATTCCTGCTTGAATACAGGCATCAGTATGTTCTTTCATAATATTTTCACCAATGTTTCTACCACAATAGTAATCACCTTGAGGCGCTGGTTCATCAGATGCTGGCCAACCTAATGGTCTATTTGTTTCATTATCATACAAAGTATATTCTTGTTCAAATCCTACCCATTCATCAATATTATTCCCCACAACTGTTAATGTTTCTTCTAACACTCTTCTTGTATTTGTAGTATGTGGTGTATCATCTACATTCCACACTTCACATAAAACTATTGAACTATTTTCTTCTAATGGATTAGGATATACTCTTACTGGTTTCAATACACAATCAGAATTACTACCTTCTGCTTGTTCTGTTGAACTGCCATCAAACCCCCAAATAGGTGCCACTGCATCTTTATCAAACTCTTTTACAACTTTAGTTTTACTTCTAATATGTGTTGGTGTACACCCATCCAACCATAGATATTCTAACTTATGCATAATAAACTCCTTTTATATAGTTTCGGGTATATCACAGATATCGTTGTTACAAAACTTATCTATTTCAGCTTCTTCCCCTTCAACTCCAACAAAACTTAAATATTTTAAATTACTAACCATACTTTTATATTTATTTTTAGTTATTTTTTCATACGGCATTTGACGATATGCCCCAGTATCGTATCTTGGTAAAAGAGAGATCCCCTTTAATCTATATTGAAAATAATTTAAAACGTATGGTAATTCATCTGCTTCTGTTTCGGGACAAAAAGTAGCAGTACAACTAACTTGATTATCAGCCCAATGTCGTTGTAAGAACGCGGCCAAACTGAATTGTTCCCAAATCGAAAGTTCAGCCGCTGTTCTTATACCCTCTCCTACATCAACTGGCACCTCTACTACAACTGTAGTATCTTCTGAACCGAATGCTGGTTCTATTGTATACCCTGCCTTTTTTAACGGCTTTAATAACTCTGAATGTTTTGATAATCTCATTCTTCTTATATAAAATCTACTTTCTGGATAGTGTAATCCTGGAGTTGCCCCTGCCAACAATGAAACCGTTCCACTTGGTTTTACTGATGTAGTTTTAATTGAACGAGGTACAGCTAACCAATCAGAATACATACAATCCCAGCTTTGAATTATATCATACCCTGTTTCTAACCAAGACCTCAATTCTTCTAACCCACGATTAGTAATAAATTGTGCTACACCACTTACACTACAACCAATCCTACGATTTCTCAACATAACTCTATTGGTATCACTCCAATGAGTTTTTCCAAGTGTTACCGTTTTAGCATACAAATACGCATATTTTAATGTCCTAAGATAATCCTCTAATGAATCATGATTGTTTGGAAACGTTTCTACTAAACAACACAACTCATATGATTCTAATGTTTGTTCTAAACAAGGATTTCCACCAGCTGCTCTGTGGTCTTTATTATCTCTACCGTTTTTTAATCTACTATAACCTCTCATATTTTCTAACCAAGCTAAACCAGGCTCACCATTATCTACAATTCTTTTACATACATCAGTATAATCCATTCCAAGTTCTGCATATATTGAGTTGTTTGAAGTCCATCCGTATTGTTCTCTATGTGGATTTGCTTTATAATTTTTTAAATTCAAATATTCATCATCAAATGGATTTCCAAATACTATTTCTGCTGTTCTACGAACATTCCCTGCTACTACACATTTTCCTATAAGGTTCATAATATCTACAATTGTAGTAACAGTAATTGGCTCACCTGTATTTTTATCTAAAACTTCTCTTATCTCTTTATGTATTTCTTTTAATGGTTCGTGTCCACTTGATACTCCACCAAAACCTTTGATTGGTTCTCCTGCATCTCTAATTTGATTGTAATCAAACTCTATTAATGGCATTCCATGAAAGTAACTTTCTAACAATAACCTCAAAGATTCTACCCAACCCTCCCGAGTATCAGGTATCATATAAATTTCTTCATTTCTATCTCTGTTAACACCTTTAACTATAATTTCACCAGCCCCTTTTGTATCAAATCCAACACCAACACCTAACATACTAGCATCCATCAAAAAACAAAATGGTTTTGAATAATCATCTTTAATAGTAGATGTGGATACAAATGCACAATTATTAAGTGCTGCATATAACCCCTTTTCTTCTGTTATAGAAGTTCCCATGGCCCAAAGACCTCTGCCGGGTGGTAAAAATTTCATATAAAAAATACGGTCATACATTTCTTGTGCTGACCGTTGTGCTTGCCAAGGATTCCAACCAAGGCCATGAGAATCAATCCAATGCTTTTGCATTGAATAAGTACCTTCTACAACCCGTTTAATAGTTTCCCACCATCTTTCATTTTTTCCATCTTCTTTAATACGAGAATAAGTTCTCATATAAACTAATTCACCTAAACCATTAAAACCAAATGGTGGTCTTTTTCTTTTATATTTATCTATAAAATTTTCAGATAAAACAAATTTTTCAATTGACAACAGAAATTCTCCTTAATATATAAAATCTTTTACCATAACCCTGCTTAATTACAATAGTAAATATAATATATATTAGATCATCATTCAAATCCATCCACTTTTTTTCCCATATCTTTGTATTTATTTGCTAATTGTTTTCTTAAAAACTCTTCACTATTATCCATCTTTTTTTGAGCTTCTCTACCCAATTTTGAAGTACTCTCATATAACTGAACTAACCCTATATTTGGATTAATAGTAGCTGGAAATGTAATTCCATCTACACCAAATCTATTTTTAATTACATGAAATCTACCAGTATTAGCTATCTTATCTTCAACTTTTCTACTCATACTCATTACAAAATCAGCGGTCATAATTTTACTATAATCTTCTGCAACTTTATCAGCCCCAATAATTTCTTCTTCTAAAGCACTTCTATTTGCTTGTGAGGCTGTCCATATTGGAACTTCTACTTCTCCTGCAAGTCCTCTCAAATCTTCATATATATTACCAATTGCATGTCTCTTTTCTTTAAAAAATCCTGTTGGCATTATAATATCTGCATAATCCACAATAACCAAATCAGGATTAATACCACTTAACTCAATTTGTTTTAAATGTGATCCTAATGTTTGAACTGTGGCAGATTTAGTTGGAAAATATTTAATCAACAGTTTTCCAGTTAGCTTCGATATTTTTTTCTGAACTTCTTCTTTATTAAATTTTATATTTGATGTTGTTACTCCAGTAAAAATAGTATCATATCGTATTCCAACATAATTTTCATTCAATTCTAAAGTATAATGTACAACTGACTTCTTTTCTTTAAGCATTGTTGCACCCAAATTCTGCAATGTCCACGATTTGCCAATTCCTGCTGGTGCAACTATAACACCAAGTTCTCCCTTACCTAAACCACCATCCATAATTTCATTTACAACATCCCACGGCGTTTCAATTGTATCTCTACTTGATTCAGTTAATCTAACTTCAAGTGATTCAATATAGTCGTGTCCTAAATCTCTTGTAGTTCCAGCTTTCATTGCATCATCAACAACCCTTTTAATACCATCATAGTCCTTATTCTCTAACATATCTACTGATTGCATTATAGCTGTTTTCAATGTTTGATTTTTACAAAAATCTAATGTTTCAGTTTGTACAAATTCTAAATCTGTAGCCTCTACATTTTTCCAAACTTCTCTTAACTTATCAACTACAGTTGATTTCAAAATATCATTTTCAATTTCATTTATCTTAACTTTTAAAACTTCAAGAGTTGGGTGTTTTTTATATTCATAATAATACTCGTTAATAACTTTAACCAACCATTTATTTGCATCACTATCAAACATAGTAGGATTTAAAATATCACTAATTGTCTGAATAAATTTTACATCACTCAACAGCGAAGATATAATTTTAGTTTGAAACGTTATTCCATATTCTGTTAAAGTTTCACTCATATGTTTTCTCAGCATAATTATTCAGTTGATTGAAATTAGTTGCTAACCAACTCGTTACATTTGGAAGTGACGTATACAGTTTATCTTCCATAAACATTGTTTGAAATTTATATTTTATTAATCTATTAATTGGTTCATTTACTCTTTTAGTTATTTTTGTTTTTGTAGAAGCAGATATATTAACATCTGATAACTGCATTAATTTATAATTTCTTTCTATAATTTCTTTTGAATCAGGAACTTCAGTAATAACATCATTTATATCAGCTATACTATTTTCCCTTAAAAACGGTAACTTTTTTTGAATTGTCTTTAATCCAAATCCCTTAACCCCTGGTATATTATCAGATTTATCACCATCTAAAACTCTATACCAAATTAAATTATGAGATGAAATACCATACTCTTCTAATACAGCATTCTCATCATACATTTTCTTTTTAGTTGGACTCCATATTTTTATTCTTTGATTAGCCAACTGTAAAAAATCCTTATCAGTTGACATAATAACAATCTTAGAATCAGTAAGTACTTGTCTGCTAATATAACCAATCGTATCATCTGCTTCAATATGATCAAATGATAAAGTTAAAAGTGGTAAAGTATCTAAATATTCTACACTACGTTGGAGTTGCATCAACATATTTTGTCGTTCATCATCCATTGATGCAAAATCATAACTTCTGTTTAAACGATATTTAGTTCTTTTTTTATCTTTATATTCTGGATAAAGTTTACGGCGTCGATCAGACCCACCCTTGCCATCAAAAACAATGATAACACGAGTAGGCCTAACCATATTAATGGTGTAACCAATACTCTTTAAAAAACCAACTATTCCACCAACGTGAATACCATCATCATTGGTAGTTGGTATAACACTAAACACTCTAATAAAAGTATTCAGGCCATCTACTATGAGTACTTTATCGTTAGGTTCTCGACCATTTATTTTACCGCCCTTAGATTTTATCTCTTCAAAAATTGAGAGATATTTCCTATTCATTTTCTAATACAACTACATCATCTATTCCAAAGTTCTTTTCATACTTCAGTATAATTTTATCACAAATTAATTGATAACAATGTTCTTTAAACTCTCCTTCTAAATATGTTGCCCAATCTTTAGATTGAAATTTAATTTCTTCTCCTTTATGATTTACCATAGTATACCAAGCACCACCTTGCTTTACCAATTTATGATCCTTTAATACTTGTAACCAACTACCTTTGTTATCAATACCTGTTTCAAAATATAACTCAAAATCAGCATGTCTCATTGGAGGCCCAAGTCTATTTTTAATAACTTGTGCTCTGATTTTTATTCCTACTGTATTTTTCTTACTATCTTTTATTTGTCCAAGATTTTTCAATCTTATTCGTGTTGACGCATGAAATGGTAATGCTTTTCCACCACTTGTTGTCCACGGATCACCGAACATTACACCAAGTTTTTGTCTTAACTGGTTTGTAAAGACAAGAGCTATCTTCTCTCTACCAATCATCTGTGTAATCTTTCTCATTGCTTTAGATATAATAATTGCTTTAGCAGTAGCCCAACCATCTTTATCAAAATCTGCTTCTAACTCTACTTTTGTAGTAGCACCAGCAAGTGAATCTACTAAAATAGTTACTAATCTATCCTTATCTGACTCTCTAACTTTTGCTACAATTTCTTCAATTGATTCAAAAACATCTTCAACTGTTTCTAAATGTAGATATAACATACTATCCACATCAATACCTATTGCACTAAGAAACTCAGTACTAACGGAAGTTTCTGTATCTATATAAACAGCTACTCCACCTTTACGTTGAGTTTCTGCTAATATATGTGCACCAAGCAGTGATTTACCACTTGATTCTAATCCGTTTATTTCAGTAATCCTGCCGACAGCAATTCCACCGTGTGGTTTATTTGAAATAGCCAAATCTAACACAGTTGAACCTGTAGATACAAAATCTTTAATGTCGGTGGGTGTTGTGTCTGTTCCATCCAAGAAATACGCAACTTTCATATCCTTGAATTGTTTGTTTAGGGTGTTGGCTAATACTTCAGCCAATTTGTCTCTTGTTGACATATCACTCTCCAATTATAAAATGGTGGTGATACCCGGTAGCCACGTATTTCGCGAAATTTCGATTCGAATCTCGGATGACTGGGCGGTTTTATCTCAGCCTTCAACCACCACCATTAGGTTATTTATTTATTGAATAAATCATCAAATGCAGATGCTGTATCTTTAGCATCAAAGTTTGTTGATTCAGTTACAGTAGATGATACTACTTTTTCTTTTTTCTCTACTGAATCATCTTCTGAACCACCATTTAGATACTCATTTAATGTATCCGTAAGTTCTTCATAAGTCATTTCACTATAAATCTCACGAATATCTTTTTGAGTTTTCTTTATGGTTTCAAGAACCTCTGCATTCTCTGTAATTGGAGTTTGATTGGGTTTGACTCTAATGGACGTTGAGGGAAATGATTTCCCTGTTTCCTCAGCTGTCTTAAACTCAACCACTACATCACGCCCGTTTGTTGGATCCGTAATATCACCATAATCTGGATCTGCTATAATAGATAACAATTCCTGATATACAGTTTTACCGAATCCCCAAAACCTTACTCCTTGATTTTCTTCACCACGAACTACAACTGGTGCGAAAGTTCTCATTTTAGCTTCAACTTTCTTACCAAGTCTATAATCATCCTTTGAACCGGTTGACTTTAGTTTCTGTGCGAATTCTTCAATCGGGTCAGGACGACCAAATGAAACTGGTGAAAGATAAGATTTTCCACCTATATCATAATGAAAATACAATTCAATAAAAGGATTATCTTTATTGTATTTGTAAGGCACTATTCTAATCACCTGTTGCCCCGGCTGGGGTTTCCAAAGATTAGTAGTACGAGTATTTGTTGTTTGAAGTTGGTTAAGACGTTTCTTGATTGCGTTTAAATCCATTTGTTATCTCCTATTATTTAATTAGTTAATTGTCATTTTTTAATCAAGTGTAACCTTGATACATTAATATATATAATCGAATCGCCGAAAATACAATTTATTTTTTATCTTTATCCCAAGTTTTTACATCTACTATTGTATAAATTCTTGTTGGTATTGCTGTTAAACCTTCTTCATTAGTTAACAACAAGCAATTTCTATAATTGTCCCAGGGTATTGGAAACGATTTATCTAATTTACCATTATTCAATTCTCTGATAACATCATTTAATGCATTAATTGTATAGAGTGTATTTGTTTGTTTCTTTCTATGTAATGAAATAGTATCTGGAATACCATCCATAAAATTATCATCATATTCTACGTTATATGTACAAATCAATTGATGATGATCATTTTCATTTTGAAACACATAAATTTTATCAAATAAAATTTCATTACATTCAATTATTATATTGACTGTTTCGTAAAATTTATTACGTTTTGTGAATGTACAAAGTAATTGAGTTCTCATATTATTCATCACCATATAAAGCTAATAGAGAATCTAACTCTTTTTGTCTGTTTTGTCTTTTTTTATCTGAAAGGTCTGGATTATCTAATTGAAGTTTTAATATTTTAATCCGTTTCATATCTAATATCTTGTTCACTTTTTTTCTAGCATCATCAACAACTTGTTCTTGTTCTTTATCTTCTTGAAGTGTACTACCATAATAATCCTGTGCTTGAAACTCTCCTATCATATAACTGTAATCATCCTCAGTCTTTCTTCTTTTAGCTCCACCCCTACCCCTACCAGCTGGAACATAGATAGTCATCGTTTGATTGAAAGGTGGCATTTTAAAATCAACTTCATCCACACTTTCTGGCAATTCAACACCTTTTTTTGCCCAAAAATCTTTTACCTTTTCATAATAATCAGGATCTGCTTCTATACCTTTAGTTTTATCACCCTTCAAATACATAGTAATTGTTTTCGAATCTGGATGGTAATAATTATGTGCTTTCATAATAGCATTTGTTTCAAGAGTATCTGCATTTCAAATGAGATATTCATGGTATGGTGGAACACTTCCATTTTCTACGTTTTCTCTATGATAATTTTCTATTAATCTTTTTCTCTCTGATTTATATTCATCTTGTAATCGTTTTTCTTCAGGATTTTCAGCAAGTTTCTTTCTAATAGAATTTAATAATTTATCATTAATTAATGAACCTTTAAATTGATTTACAGGCCCAGCCATCAAATCCATATTTGAAGTAGGATCATCATATTTTGCCTGTAAAGGTTCTAATTCAGCAATTACTTTTTTATCATAATCAGTTAATTGATCTTTTCTCTTTTTCATTATTTCTTGTAATGAATTGCCATCCGCTGGTTTTTTTGCTTTTAGTGATAATCCTTTAAACTTGCCTGAGTCCACCACATCACTTTCAGCAGTTGAAAATGGAACTCTATGGTCAGGCTCCATATGACTAAGTGGCAGTGGTTTTCCTGTAACTGGACTTTTAGCATCATTTTTAAGATATAATTTAATTATTTCTCTAGCTCTTTTGTATCCAGGTGATTCTTTATCTAATCCAGGATATCCAGGTTGACCTTTTTTTAGTTTTGTTAATTTTGTTAAATGTCTCGGAACTGCCCCACCTTTTGCAAATCTTTTTATTAGAGTTTCAAATTCTTTTGTTTCTAAATTTTCTTCTAAATAATCTATAGCCTTATCTAAAGTTTCATCATTTACTTCTCTTTGAACTATATCTGGATGTACATACGGTTCTTCATTAAATTCTTCACCTTTTTCTTCAGCTTCTAACCTTCTTCTATCTTGCTCCATTCTTTTTTCTGTGAATGTTTGCAAATCTTTTACATCTTGTACTGATGGTGAATTAGAACCACCACCACTTTTTAAACGAACAGCATCTTTATTTTCTAATATAAAATCTAAATCTTCTTTTAAATCCTTAGCAACTTTTATTTGTTTTTTTGTTTTTTTAACTTTCTGTTCACGATCTTTTTTCTCAGGGTTTTCTGGTTCTTCACCTTTCTCAGCCTTCTTAATATCTTCGGGCGAAGCATCCTTTTTAACTAAGTCTTGTGTATTAGGATTATGTGTTTTAACTGGATAAACATTACCTGATTCTTTATTTTTAACAATATCTATTTCATTTAAATTATCTATTATACCATCAACAACTTTGTATGGCCAACCACATCTAACTAAAACCTCACTTAAACATATTTGATGTGCATAATTTTTAGGATTAGGTGTTCTTCCACTTCCAACACTATTTTTCCATAACTCAAAAATTTCATTAAAGTCTGTAATGATCATGCAAACTTCTCCGTGATATCTTCCATTCCGTGATAGTTCATTCCACAATTAACTTTTACTGGAAACTTACCATCTTGTTCTATAATCTTTTTCACCTTCTTCAAATAATTTAATCCATCACCCATATTAAAATCAAATAAAAAAGAATCATAGCTATACAGAACCAATTTACTTTCATTCTTTTTTATTTCAGGAATTAATTGACTTAATATACTCATATTATTTTCTGTTTCCATAAGCTGTATTGTATAGTTAAACAACTTATTTTTATTCATATCAATCAAGTTTTTCCTATATATTGTCTTACTATAAATATCTGAAACTATAAAATCGTTTGTTTTATACAATTTCCATAATTTATCAATATAATTTTGAACTTTTGAAAAAAACTTATTTTCTTTAGCTATATTTTTCGGAATACTTCCATATAAATATTGAAATGATATCCCCTTAGCTGTATCATAATCAGTTCCATATAACTCAGCCATATGTTGATGTACTGATCCTTCTGGAAAAGTATAATCCACTTTATCTGCAATCAATCTCAAATGATAACCATCATAATCCATTTCAACTAACATACCATTTTCAAATCTACTCACAAACTGTCTTCTACTACCATCAGTTTTATTTAATGCTGCAAAATTGATTCCACCAAATCTATTTGATGGTCTGCCAGTAGATGTATAAATATTATATTGACTATACAATATTTTATCTAATGCTTGTAATCCACTTTTTTCTATATAAGTTAGGTTATCCAATACATCATTATTGTATGACATATTGACATACTCCTCATATTTTTCAGCAGTAACTTTAATTATATTTGCAATTTTACGACAACGTTCT